AGTTTCTACTAAAAAATGAAAGGGGGAGACGCTAATGCCTCCCCCTTCCTAACCAAAAGGTGTATTACGACTTGGTGCACTCCAGGTGCAAGCAGTTCGTAGCACGACGGACAGCAATACCACACTCCTTCATGAAGTGGACTGATGAACCGTCAACGTCGGTAGCACGAAGAGCGTTTCCGCCGAAGCCTGGAGGTACAGAAGCACCTGCAACAGCCCAACGAACGAGCTCACGTCCCTTACGAGAGATGTACTGAACGTTAGCTTCACCATCGTACGTGCTCATATCCAAGAAGATCATACGATACGACTCCATTGGCAAACCAGTCACAGGGTGACGGTCAGCGTTAAGAGCACGAGCACCGTGATCAAGCAAAGGCAAGTGACGAACAGTAATCACGTGACCATCGATATGCTGGTAAGACGTGAAGTAACCACCGAGCTTCAAGTTGCTGCCACTGCCGCTAACAAAAGCAGTAGGGTCAGTATTCTTGATATAGGCCCCTGCAGTAACCTCATTCTTCATAGCATTATCGAACTCCTCCATACCACCGATACCGGTGAAGAGAACGATATTCATCTGCTGTGCATCGGTAGCTCCATATAGAGCGTCACGAACAACAGACTTAATCTTAGCCGCAGTCAATGAAGAGTAAGTATCGACATTGGGAATCTGCTCAAGGACACCAGAACCAAGAGTAACGGGCTTACCGTTATCATCCTTCAAGTGAACCAAGCCATTCGTATCACGGTTGTACTGTGAGTACCACAATGCATACTCAGTCTCTTCCTTCCAACGCAACATGTGCTGATACTCCTCAAAGTCGTACCAAAGGTTAGTAGAGCGTCCACCAACATTGAACTCGAAGTTCACTACACGGTCAGGCATGTTGCCTTCGTATGCATATGACTTACGAATCAAGCTGATTTGATTACGCATTTTAGAAGGAGCAACCCAGTGGCTTTCGTTACCACGAGATCCACTCATTGCAGCCGGAGCGTACAATTGAACGAACATCTTATTGGCAAGTCCAGATACCGAAGCACCATCAGAAGCCACCAATTGGCAGCTATACTCATAGCCTCCAGCTACAGCAACAGGATCGTCTTGAATACGCAATTGAGTTCCATCGGGAGCTTCAATGATGTATTGACGAACAAACCAGCGCTCAGCAAAAAGGAGCTTGATACGAGTGTGGTTAGCACCGGCACCAGTTTGAGCCAAACACTCCAACGCTTTGTTCATACGGCCCATCACTGGGTAATCGTACTCAATATCGTTGATGTACTTGGTTGCGCCCATTCCCTCCGTCAAAAAAGAAAGCGGGAAACGCTTGTCTTCTTGTCCAGATAGATGGGTGATTACAGGGGACAGTACATCCGGTTGAGTGAGAAGAGCAGCCGCAAGGCTATTCTCGTCAGTCATCGATTGACTGTTAAACGTGTCTTCGTATAAACGAAGCTTTTTCAAATTGTCAGCAGACATTTTTTAAGGGTATTAAGGGTTATAAAAGATCTTTCAATGATGGCAGTTTCTGTGGTGCTTTGTAAGACGACTGCCCGCCCTTCAACCGCTGTGATGCGGGTTTTTTCTGCTGTAACTTTTGCTTCAAGTTCTGTGCTTTTTTAGTGTTCTTAGTGTTTGAGACTAGCTTATTGAGATCAAACTTCTTCCACAACAAGTACTCCATAGCAACTTGTGTTTCAATGTCCATCTGCTCTCTATCAAGTAAACGTTGAGTACGTCCTTGATTATCTACAGCTTCACTCATCCACCCAAAAATTTATTCCTATCTGATGTAGGAATGTCGAAGCTCTTTAGGCTTCCTTTATCAATAGTACTTTTAATAGATTCCCATTGATTCTTAACTTGTGCCTGTCGTTGCTCTGACTCTTGCTTTTGAGATTCGATTAAGTGAGTTGCTTCTTGCTCTTGCATTTTTTGCAACTTCCCTAAACCTCTACCTGCTTGCCGTTCTAAAATTCCTGCATCAATATATTCTTGGACAGTTTCAGAAGTTTCTTCAGAAGTATACCCAGATCGTGAAAGGAACTCCTCT